AGAACAAACACCATCAATCTCGCAGATGATATCTCTTACCAATGTATTAATTTTTTTATATGATTTTGTAGTACCTCTACTAACTGATTCGTTTACGGGTTTCATAAATGCACCATGTGTTGATGGATTAGAAACAAAATCCCAACAAATCAAATCAAAATCATCTTCTACTGTTACTGTCTTACCATTATTAGATTCTTTTACCGAACCCATACCTCTTGATGAGATACCAACCGTACACCCGGCTTCTAATAATTCTTTAAGTATGTTTCCTGCTGGTGTTTTTAGGATTTCCACTTTACCCATTACATCATCACCATCCCACCATACGTTTCTTACAATGTGAGATGTGTTCTTTAATTCAACAACTGATGATTCTGGATGGTCTAATTCACCAAACGCTCTATTTTCTTTTACTTCTCTACCCATATACTTTTTTACTTCTCTTCTGAGAATTTCAGTAGGATAGATTCTACCATTTTGGTTTTCAGCCTCAGCACGTTGGAGTACTCCCTCAACAATCAACCTACCATTGTTCTCTTTCAATGATTCGTTGATTTGAGTTTTACTCATTTTAAATGGTATAGTATCAATTAATAATTTACTCATTACTTATCCCACACTTTACGTTTCTTATATAGGTCAAACATAATTTGTGCAACCTCATATCTAATAAGTAGACGAATATCTTCCAAATCCTTATTTGAAAGTTCCTCTTTTAGCACCTTTTTATTATGTTTCTTACTTACACTCATGCACTTAACTCTTTAAGTTGTCTTGCAACCTTTAACATTCTTTCAGAAATTTTTCCAAATCGTTTTTGTGTAGATTCCCAATACTGTCCAGCGTGTACACCTGCTTCGGTTTTTAGTTTTGCGTTTTGATTAACAATTCTCTCTAACTTAAACATCATACTATTGATTTCTTTGATTGAATCATTTATTTTCTGATGTTGTTTTCTTGAATCATCTTTCTTAAACTCTTTATATGAGATTTCGTTTATCTTATTCTCTAATTTACGTTCTAATGCTTCTAATTTCTTAGTATTCACTTTTTTCTCCTTAGATTTCTTATACCCTAATACCTCAATGTGGTCATCATCCAAATCATCCTCATCTTTACTCTTAGCAAAAGCATGTGGAGTTTTAATTGGGCCTTCACCACCATCTAAGTTAGCAGTTACATTGGCTTCTTCTAACTCATCAAACTTATCTTCTATTTCTTTTAAGAAACTTTTCATTTAAACACCCTCTTTAGTTCATCATACAACTCATAGTATCTGAGTAATGATAATACTTGTGATTCGGTTATAACTTTTGATGATTTTAACTTAGATGCTAAGGTAATTACCTCATTAATCTTGATTTTGGTTACTTTATCAGTAATTTTAATAGATTTGAGTGATTTTTGAAGTTCAGTTGTTTCTCTAACAACAAAACTCTTTAATTTTTCTGAATTATCAACTGATTCGATATATTCTTTAAGAATATTACGTTGTTTATTAGATAAATTAGTATATTTGGTGTTAAAGTTCTCTACTAACATCTTCCATGCCAATAATCTTACCTCTTTAGGTTGTTTTGAGTAATCTTCATTGATAGTGGTAACAATTTTGTCGGAATTTTGTGTTTTTCCTGTTAAATGTTCCATCAATGTTGATTTACACTCAACATATTGCTTTGGGTTATCTGAATTTTTGTATTCAAACAATTTATAGATAGATGCATTCTCCTTATAGTTAGAAACTCTATACTTAAAGAAATCTTCTAATACAAAATTCTTCTTAATATCTTTAATTAAGTTGTATTTTTGTTTGTTTAGAGTAGTTTCGGTAAGTTTTGACCTTTCTTTTAGGATAATATTTAAAAATTCACCTGCTTTGTATTCTGAACTAAACGATTCTTTAATCGCAGATTGATACAACTTCAATTCTTTTGCCAATTCCGTCTTTTTCCCAAAGTGTTCTTTGATAATTGCTGTTGCCTTTGAATCTTTATTGTTCAAAGTATCTGTCGCAATCTGGCGTACTAGCAATTCGAATAGAATGCCTGTGTTTTTGTACTTACTATGCTTAATGTTTTTCATTAGTTCCTTCTATTTTTGGTAGAGTAACCTATATATTTAGTTATAAATATCTTAATTATCAGAATTCAATATATTTTTCTCATCTAATAGTGATGATTCGATAATATCATCATCAATTTTAAGAGATTCTATAATTATCTTCTTACTCTTTACTTTCTTTTTCATATTTGATAACATAGAATTAGTTACCTCTTTGTTCAATACTTCATTTGCGTTGTAAGAATGTCGTATTGAATCTGATTTTACATCAATTCCTTTATTACCTAATGGGTCTCTACCAAATGGTGATTTATCTTTACCATATGTACCAGTTTCTTTGGGTCTACCTGCACCTTCGTATCCACCTTCAGATGAACCACCTTCATTTTCACCAAAAGGAGAACCACCGTCATCACCATCATCACCACTTTGTTGAGATAGTGATGCTAAATCATGTGGAGTACCAAATGATTCACCAGTCTTAGCAGGGTCATTACCTTCTGATTCAATCTGTTCGTGTCTAAATCCAAGTTTCAAATCGTTGATAACTCTGTATTGTTCCATCTTCCACTCATCTTCACTCATATTGAATACGTTTTTATACATCCACTCTTGAGATAACATTTTTAGGTCTTTCATATCTCTGACAAGATTTACTTTTTCAGACCAAAGATTTGCTTTCTCTTGTTCGTAAATAATAGATGGTGTAGTAAGTTCTAATTCGAAGTTTACTAAATCCTCATTCTCATAACCCTGTGCGTATAAGTGTACAACTGCAATCTTAGTTAATTCTGAAAGAACAATCTTTTGGATTCTCTCAACTGAACGTGCGAATCTGATATCTTCTTGTGCAAGAGTTGCTTTACCTTCAACACCTTCTTCGTATCCAATAAATGCTTTTGGAACTTTCAGTGCTGCCATCATTCTGTTCTTTAGGTATTCAATATCATCAATACCACCGAACTCCATACCACTAAGAGAATCAATCTCAGTACCACTCTGTCCACCTCTAACAGGTAAATAATAATCTTCCAACATATTTTGAAGATTGAACTTTAGGTTGTACTCACCTGTTGTTTCATCAACATAAGGAACTTTCTTCATCTGGTCGATGATGTTCTGCATATATGTATCAACCTCTGCAGGTGGAATATTACCAATATCAATCTTAAAGATTCTCTTTTCAGGTGCTCTCATAATTCTATGAATCATCATAGCATCTTCCATAAGAATTAATTGTTTCCAAGTCTTTCTGGCACCTTCTAATAGTGAACGACCATAAGGTAGGAAGTTTGTATCAGTCAATAATCTGAAATGTGCAACCTGAAACGATTCTAAAAACTTAGTGTTGTTTCTTTGTGAGATTGCGTTTGTGTTTTGTTCTTCAACTTCGAAACGTACTGAGTATGGGTTATCCATATCGTAACCTTCTTCTCTTCTCGTTTCGTATGCTGATAATGGTGATGCGTTTACAATTCCCAACTCATCATCAATATCTAAATAAAGATAATAATCACCATATTTGTTCATACCTCTAACCCAACTCCAAAGGTTGAATTCAATATTCAATACATCATAGAATAAGTTGTGTAGGGTTTTCTTTAGTTTCTCATCTGATGAGTTGATTCTGAGTACATCACCCATATCGTTTTTAAGTGTACACTCATCTGAGTAGATATCTAATACTGATGAAATAATGGAATCTTTATCCATTGCTTCATAATCAGTATATAGTTCTAATTTGTTTGAATGATAATTAAATCGTTCATTGTAGGTTTGCCAATTCTTTCGTGAATTTGAACCATGTAATCTACCATATCTATCGTAGTATGCTGAACCTCTACGATTACCATCACCTTGTAAGCGGGATGAATCGACTACCTTTAATTTATTTTTACCGACCTTTCTTACAACTACCTGAGTTGAGAATAATCGTTGGAGTCTACTAAATAATGATTTATCTGCCATAATTTTTGTTCTTTATTACAATATCCCTACAAACTATAAATATGATAAAAAATAGATTTACAATAACCAAGTGATATCTTCATCACCTCTACCAGTTTTTACCTTCCACGAATCTTTTCCTTTTGATTGATTCGTTCTAAATACACCTGTATTTTTAGAGGTTAATGATAATGCTCTTTTATTGAGTTCGATACCTTGTTGTCTTAATTTTAATGCGGTATCTCTTACCCATAGAGATGTTGAGAAGGAAATTACCAAGTCATCATTATAACCCTGTTGTGCTTCTGCTCTACTACCATTCCAAATGAATACAAACAATTCATCTATCAACCTTTTAGAACGAATAATAGGAACTCTTTCTCTCATATAGGTATCTAACTTAGATATCACCAATGGTCTGGTTCTACTTGTCATTGAGAAACCAGGCACCATCTGAGATTTATCTTTTAAATCATATCCTTTTTGTAAATGAATATCATCATCTACATATCCAAACTCTTTGTAGGAATAATATAAGTTTGAATAATTTCTATCAATTGCTTCTTGGATTACTGCCCATCCAATATTTGCGTTTTCAATTACTAATAATGCATCGTTCCATTCGGTTGCAACATTTACCAACATATTACCATAATGCTTGGTTTCAATCTTACCTCTGTATTCTGCAACCTGTTCAACCGATTCTACATCAATAACGTGAAATGCCGAATAATCAGCACCATCTCCCCTCGCAACATCCGCAACTACAATATAATCTTTTGCGTAGTTTGGTTGTTGCCAAATCCAATAGTTTCCATCAAACCCCCTTTTCTCAACCGGCTCTTGTACATGAGTTTCTTCATACCATTGTAGAAGTTGTCCATCAACAACTGTATAACCAGATGAAATAAAATCACAATCACATTCTTGTGCTGCCATCTTTTCACCTAATAGTTGAGTTTGTTCTGCTCTCCATTTTTCATTTCTTTCTGGATGAACTGTCCAATGGAGTTTGATTGGATTCCAACCATCGCCACCTTCACCTTTTAACCATGTCTTATGAAAGAAGTTACCAACCCCATTTGGAGTTGATAGTACAATTGCTTTACCACCAGTCGAAAGTGTTGATTGTGCAGATGCCCAAATTGAATCAATACCTTTGATAAACGCAGCCTCATCAATAATCAACATTGATAGTGCTTCGGAACGACCTGCATCACCACTTGCTGATGTTGCTTTGATTGTTGAACCATTTCTTAATCGTAAGGATAGTTTGTTATCTTCTTCGGTATCGCCTCTTAACCAACTCGGCAAGTTCTCATGCATATACCTAACCTTAGTAACTAAGTTCTTAGCTACCTCTTGTTTGGTTGCAATTACCAATATGTTTTTATCTTCGTGGAATAACATCATCCATAAAGAATAACCTGCGGATAATGTTGAGATACCTAACTGACGTGATTTGAGGATTACGTTATATCGGTGGTCGTTAAACTCACCCATAACATCTTCTTGAAAAGGATACAAATCAAAAAGAATTTTACCTCTCTTTGGGTGTTGTATATAACAATACTTCTTAAAGAAGTAAACTGGGTTTTGAGCACATTTAACGTACTCTTCTCTAATAAGTTCTTTTATACTCTGCCCCATATACTACTTACCCAATTTCCATAGGAACTGAGTAGATAGTATTGGTTGTAAATTTTCAT